GTCTGGGAGATTGCCGGGTGCAAAATACAATGGTTCATCAACTTGTTTGCACAAATATTTTAAATTTTGTTCGTGGAAAAAATCCATTAGCTCAGTATAGTACAACACATTGAGATTTGATATCATTGCACTTACACTAATGTTAGATGTGATTGTTCTAAACAATCTAAGATTTTTGCACAGCAGATCCCAACTCAGTGGATATCTAAGGTATTCAAATCTTGACCCTACTCCGTCAATGCTTAGACAAATATTTAAATTTTTAAATTGACTTAACAATTGTGTCTGGAAAGGAGTAAGCTCACAACTACCATTGGTCACAACAGATATAAAACAATCAGTATTGTCACATTCAACAAGACGACTTAAAATTTCAAAATTGAGTTTTTCCAACAGTGGCTCGCCACCTACAAATGACAGTTGTTTGATATCTGCCCAATCAATGGCATCAATGGCATCAACTGATATTTTGTTGTAGTTTATTTTTTTGTTTTCTAACGCAGCCCAGGCAGAACTGGAATGACTTCCGCATGTGACACATGTTCCATTACATAAGTTGCTGGTATGCAATTTTACAATCTGTGGACGATTGAGTTGGTTTATTGCATCCTGTTCAATGTTTTTCAAGCCCCGATCAAGGTAATAATCAAAAGCAGTATTATGCAGTTGTCGTTCGCTTAACAGGCCCTGGTCTTCTAGTTTCCAACAGGCAGAACAAGACGAAGATCTTTGTTGATCAAACATTGATTGCTGAATTTTGTTAATGTCGGCTAATGGAGGAAGTCTACAACAATAAATGTTTTTGGGAAAATTGTGTCCAACCTCAACGCCATAAAATGGCAGCACACAAAAATAATTATTCATCAATGATATATGATTAAGAAGTCACACCCTTGATAACAGCAAAGTTAATCACAATAGCTTCAGACAGGGGACCAGCTGAAAAGTTAGATATACTAATTCTACAACTGCCTGCGGCAATTGCATCAACGTGAGTGTTGTATGCACCAGCTGTAGCACCAGAACTGATAGCAGTAACAACCACGTCAGTGGCTGCAATAGTACTATTAGTAAAAGTAAAACTAACTTCAGCTGCTGCTGCCAATGAAGCATTGTTCATGGTAATTTGTCCACAACGTTTGTTGAGTGTTACGCCAGTTGATTTACTAGTGGCCTGTGTTACAGTGCCGCCAGCGCCGGTGCCGTATCCCACAGCAGATCCTGTGCTGCCTAACAATGGGCGATTTAAATCGTAAACAGTTACAGTAGTACCGCCGTCTGTAGTTGTGAATTGAAATTGATAAGTTCCTGTGGCGGCAAATGTGATCACGTTTGAACTAATGCCTTGAATACCAACAATGCCCAATGTCACAGCCGCCGGCAATGTAACAGTGTAAGCTGTGTTGGTAATGTTAATGGCCAACTGCACTATACCAGCATTGCCGCTGGCAGGCCAGTTGCTGAAGTTTAAACTGATACTGCCAGTGGTGCTGACGTATTGATATTGGCCTGCAGAATAGTCCACGCTGACTGAACCAGAAGTTGTGGTAATTGGCACATAAGTGTAGCTAACATCTTGCAATTTTACAGCATAAATGAGATTGTCATTCATGTTGTTGTCAAGTGTGGTACCAGTTAGTGCAGATTTAAAAACTGCATTGGTTTGAAGTGCAGTTATTTCGTCCGCTGCATATTGAAAATTAGTGGAAGTGTTTGTGAAATTGTCCCGGAACCCTTGTGTGTTGTTGGGAACGCCGGCTACTGGGTAGTTTCCGTCGATGTTATTAGGGTTGATTTGACTGGTCATAGCGAATCCTTGATTGTTATAGATATTTATTGCTAACCAGATTTCGCTAAATAATCCAAAGGTCCCCGAGCAAATGCAAAAGAAAACTCGTAGCTTGTTAGAAGAATTGGATTCCATGTATGTGGAACGCGATCGTCGTCTAATAATTGAAAACAGAGCCAACAATGTGATAGAATCTGCTATTCGTTTGCTTGAGCAAATTGAATCAGAATACACTGCGGATCAGGCTGAAAATCTCACTAGAAAATTGCTCAATGCTATACGTCTTAAAGATTCCACAAAGTTTGCTAGATCTGTAAGGAGAACTCATGCAGATCTATGAAATTACCAAACGCCGTCGCATGCAAGAAGCTTTTGCTCCAGGCAGCGCCGGTGCACAAGCAGGTTCATTCTTGGGAGGCGTGGGGCAAAATCTAGCCAAAGCCATGATCCCTGCAGGGGGTAATACAGACGCCGCACCTGGCGCCAGCGTTGTTCCAGGACAAGCAAGCGGCGCAGCCGCTGCTGCTTCGGCACCTGCTGTGGCTGCGCTAGCCAAAACTCTGCAGGCACAATGGTCAGACACAGTGACACAAATGATGCAACAGGCTCGAAACCCTACAACTGGCCGTGCTGGAGTTCAAAGCATCAAGGACATTCAGCCAATTGAAATGCAACGAGCATTGATCAGTTTGGTAAATGGTAATCTTCAAAGAATGAGCGGTCGATCAGTCAGTAACTATCAAAATGCTGCCAGCTTGGTGGACAACGACGCCAATCAAGGTCAGTTGCGAAACATGGTCGGAGATATGAGTGCCAATATTGACAAAGCCATTGACGCACTGTTGATAACTGAACCCACCAGAGCCAATGCAAACAAATTGGCTGGCTTTTGGAACACCATTGCCAAAATGAGTTATGGCATTGCTAACGAAGTTGAATTTAACCCAGTAACTGGCACAGCCAGCACAAATAAAAATGCAGCTGAACCGCAGCTGACGCAGGCAGCGCAGAAAGCTGGCCTCACAGCACAACAACTGGGGATTACTGCCAAAGTTCCTCAGCAACGTGACCCAGCACTAAACAAGGTGCTGGCCAGCATGGGTCTATTGCAAGGCGCAACACAGCAACCGCAAAAACAAATGGCCGTGGCCGAGGCAAAAAAATGAGACTATTAGAAGGCGGTAACGTATTCAAAGATGCCGATGGTAAACCACTTACCGGGCGTATCAACCAAAGTGATGTAGCAGCCACAGTGCAATGGCTGGAAGCCCTAACAGGCCTGCAATTCCCACGCGAGCGTTGGTTGGGCTCAACTGGTCGTAAACCTACATCAGGCGACATGGACATGGCAGTGGATCTCAATGAAATATCTAAAGAACAACTGGCAGCCAAACTAACACAGTGGGCAACCAGCCATGGTCAAGACCCTAAAAACTGGGTAAAGAAGGGCGGCGAAGTACACCTGCGTACCCCAATCAACGGCAACCCTCAAAACGGATATGTGCAAACAGACTTTATGTTCTTCCCTAATTTGGATTGGGGACAGTTCTACTATGGCGGTTCAGAAGATTCAGCCTACAAAGGCATGAACCGCAATGTGCTAATGAGTTCAATTGCCAAACAACTAGGGCTCAAAGTGGGCGCCAATGGCATGTTCAGCCGAACCACAAATCAATTGGTAGATGGTGGCATGGATCCCGACTACGTGGCCAAAACACTGTTAGGGCCCAAGGCCACTAGAGAAAATCTCAAAAACGTAGAAAGCATTTATGCTGCTCTAGCACGAGATCAAGATCGAGAAGCCAAGTTATCTGACTTTCGTGAATACCTAGGCCGTGAAGGTTTACAAGAACCTGATCTAGTTAAAGAGAATAGTGATGTAAATTTCTTGGCCAAACTACGTGACAGAATTGTCAATCAAGGCATGCAGCCGCTAATTGAAACAGAAGCAGCCAACCCCTATCAAATCTACGAAGCAGAAGAATCAAACGTAGGCGGCCGAGCCAAAGGTATTGAGCACCTAGAAGATCTAGTGTTCCGCAAAGGCTCACGTGGCGTGGATGAAGCATTGGCCATTATCCAACATGCCGCAGAAGCACCACAAAAGACCACCAGTGTGAAGTGGGACGGTAAACCTGCTGTGATATTTGGTCGCAAGCCAGCCACAGGCGAGTTTGTGCTGACAGATGGATCAGGGTTTGACGCCAAAGGCTACGATGGCCTTGCTACTTCACCCCGAATGATGGCACAGATTCAAAGCACACGCAAAGGTGAGCGTGGCGATTTGGTTCAATTGTACGCAGATCTTTGGCCACAGCTAGAAGCTGCCACTCCTACAAACTTCCGTGGCTATGTTAAAGGTGACTTGTTGTACTACCCTGAACAACCGTGGACGGAAGAAGCTGGCAATCTTGTGTTCAAGCCCAACACAGTGCAATATCGTATACCTGTCAAGAGTGCGCTGGGTCAACGAATTCGCAACAGCACCACTGGCATTGCCATGCACACCATGTACGCTGATCAAGGCGAACCCAAACAGCCACTCAGCAGAGTGTCATTTAACGAAGTTCCTGACTTGTTGCTGATTGAACCCATTTATGGCAAAGGTATCACACCTCAAGATCCGGCACAATCCAAAGGCCAGGCTGCACTGATCAAACAAATCAAACAAATGCGCCGAAGCAAAGGTGCCGCTATAGATACCTTGTTTAACCCAGGTGAACTGCGAGCCATGCAGATCACAGACTTGGCCAAACTGTGTGTGGACTACATTAATTTTAGAATTGGATCAGGCAATTTTGACAACCTGTTGTCAGGATT